CGGTGGTGGCCATATCATTAAAGAACTATACTTTTTTTAATATCTTGTTTACTTTATTACTTCTCCTTAATTTGTGTACCTCATCTATTATTAATAAATCTATATGTTCAATCCAAGATATATCTTGCTTAGAACTCTGTAATATACCTAGATTAGATACAATAACATTAGTAGATAAATTCAATTTATCCTTACCCGTCCATTTTGAAGTAGAAAAAGAAGTTTTATATTCCTCGAAATCATTTTTAGTTTGATTTGTTAAACCTAGGTCAGGTACAATTATTAAACATCTAAAATTCTTACTATAATTTTTATAATAAAATTCTAAAAGGCTAGCCATAGTGAGAGTTTTACCTCCAGCTGTTGCTAGTACTATAGTACCTCTTCCATTAAGTATACATTCTTCTACTATATCTTGTTGATACTCTCTTAGTTTTAAATTTAAATCATATGGTGTAGTATGAGTTTTAGATAGAGAAGGATAAAGTATTTCTTTTATTTCTTTTTGTAATTTAAACTCTATTTGTTTTTTGTTACAAAATTTTATTATTTCTTCTATTAAACCTATTTCTACTTTACCTTGATTGCTAATAACATACGTACGAGGAGGTACAAATCTACCGAACCGTCGCTGAAAGTGTACTGCTTCATTTTTTACGCTAAAATGTTCCCTTATAATATTAAGTTCAGGACCGTCTATTATAGCGTGAGAAGTTGAATTAAACTCTATTTTTATCATTGAGTTTCTAGCTTCATTAATTCTACTAAATTTTTAATATCGTTAGTTGCGAAGCTTATATTTTTATAAATGTTTTCCAAATAATCTATAATTAGAGATTCATTTTTTATTTTAAAATCTAATGTTTTTATTTCTTTTTTATTTTGAACAGCTTTTTCTGCGATTGATCTATTAACTTTTACAGGTTCCGTATTTTGAAATTCAATTATTTTATCTTCTAGAATAGAGGATCTCTTAGTCTTTAAATTATTTAAATTAATCTTATGATTTATTAATCTAGCAGACCATTTATGCTTGTTATTTACTAGTTTTTCTTGAGTAGATACTACTTCCAATCGATCTAATTCAGTATCGAGAGTAGCTTCTTCAAGATACTGATTAATAATATCTCCAACTTCCATTTATTTATTGTAGTTAAATTAATTAAAATGCAACTATTCGTAGTCATTAAGATAAATAATTAAAATGAATCTCTTTGATGAAACTGTAAAAAAATACTTAACAGATAATACTACAGCTTCTGCAGGAGTCGCAGCTAGTGGTGGTCAAGGTGGTGGAGATTATGAAGCAGGGGATACATATGCTCCTGGAGATGCAAGAATGCCTAAGGTATTAGGTAAAATAATAAAGCGAAAAAAAAAGAAAAAAAAGAAAAAGTTAAACGAAGCTAAAAGTATATATGACTACTTATTATTTCCACCAGAAAGTGATGAGCATAAAAAAATAGTTGCTAATATAGCAAAGTTACAAAACAGTCCAGAGGAAGCTTATAGAGGTATATCCTCAGCGGAATATAAAAATTTAAATAAACATGGTTTTGTTGTTTCTCGTGGAGTCGGTAATACTCGTAAAGGTATTACTGGTTCGTATGTATCAGATGATATTCAATTAGCAGGTAGATTTGCATTTCACGAATATAAACAGAAAGGAAGAGGTTATATATTAGTGTTAAATAGAGATAAATTACCAGAACTTAATCCAGCTGATGAGGGAAATTATTGGACTGCTAAAATTCCGTTAGATGCAGTTAAGCAAGCTATTAACTTGCAAGATCTAGCTAAGTGATATATACTTATATATGCCTAGTACGGCAAAGCAAAAAGGTAACGCTTGGGAAAGAGAAGTTGCTAAAGATTTAAGTGAAACGTTTAATGAAAACTTTATTAGAGTTCCAAATTCCGGAGCCTATACTGGAGGCGCTAATTTTCACAGACTTGATCGATTAACAGAAGATCAAAAGCGCATGATGGATGGGGATATAATGGTACCTCCATGCATGTCTAAATTCAAAATTGAGTGTAAAAGTTATAAAACATTCGAATACCATCAACTATTCACAGATAATAAAACTCTTAACAAATGGATTGAACAAGCAGAGAGTGGAACATATTGGTTTCTCGTAATTAAAGTAACTCGCAAAGGTAGTTATATTTTATTTCCTGTTGAATTATCTCATTATTTCCGATTTAATAATTTCTTGCGCTATACTAACAAATATATTATAATTAGTTATACAGACTTTTGGAAAAATAATGCAAGTACAATTCGAGAACTTAATACAAAACCAGACCTTAAATTATAAATTACCGAATTCGTTTTTTAATGTAGTTAATTTTTCTCCTGTAATTGAATGTATACATAATCTCTCAATTACTAAAGTATCTGAATTTGATTCAGAAATTAAATTAAATAATACTCAACACAAAAAATATATATTTCATTATTTTATATATTATACCTGTGAGATTTTAAAAAATTATAATAAGAAATATAAACCAGTTATATTTTTTGATGTATCAAATGATCTTAATAATAAATATCTATCCTTCTTAGATATGTTTATCAAAAAATTTCCAGTTATTATATTAAAAGAAGATTTTTCTTTCAATAAATTTAAAAAAAATCTTAAATGTAATGGTAGAAGAGAAGAAGCTATTTTAATCCTTACTCGTAAACTTCAAAAAATACAATTAAAATCATTTTATTTTAATAAACTTCAATATTTCTGTAAGAAGTATGATCTTACGTTTTTAGACAAAACATACTTCAATGACATGAGAAATAAGCTTTCGTTGCTATAAATAATTAAGATGAGTAAGTTCCTCTCTAAGATACATGAAATGATGCATGGTGGTAAAAAGCCAGAAAAAACCGATCAATCGGAAATTGACCGTATTGAAAAAGAGGTAGATGATGGTACCACTAAAGATCCAGTCAAGAAACAAATAGCTCAAAAAGCAAAAAAGAAAAGACAGGAGTTATTAGAATCTTTAGATGAAGCTGAAGGAGAGGGTGAGTTTGTTCCAAGAAAAGGTCCAGAGACTGGTGGAGAGTTTGAACCAAAATCAGTTGATGATTTAAATCAAGGAGAGCAACCACAAGAACCAGCTCCTTTAACAACCGAAGGAGAAACATTTTATGTAAATTTAGCTCGTAAATCTTTATTTGTTGATCTAGATAACGTAAGTTTATCTGATACAGAAAGAGAAGCTATAACTCAAGATGTACAACCCGAAAATGCGAAAGAAATAGCAAAAATATTACGCAAGATTGTTGTTGATTATGGTTTGAGCGAAAATTTCGACTCTAAAATAGATAACCTTTTACAGGATTATGAATTAAACGATTTACGTAGTAAATTGTCTGTAAAAAAAAACAGTATAGCGGAAGCTGATACTGATAGAGTAGTTGTACTTATACCCGGTAGTTTCAAACCCCCTCATAGAGGCCATTACGAAATGGTGGAACAATATAGTAATATGTACCCTCAGGGACAAATACATGTTTTAATTTCAGCACCTTCTGCTAAAAGTGAAAGAAGAACTAAAGATGGTAAATTAATTACTCCTGCAGCTGCAAAACAAATATTTGAAATATATACCCAACCTTTAAATAATGTTACTGTAAGTATATCTGAATATCCTTCACCTGTAACTTCTGCTTATGAATCTCTTAAAACTTTAGATCCTGGTACAACAGTTGTATTAGGGGCAAGTAAAAAAGACAATGATTGGAAACGTTGGTCTTATGCTAGTCCATGGGCTGAAAAGGAAGGGTTAGATATTAATATTATTGACCCAGAACAATCTGCAGTAGAGGTATCCTCTAGCCCTGATGGTATACCATATAGTGCGAGTAATATAAGAGATAATTTTGATGATTTTGACAAAATAAAAGCCGACATACCGGAGCATGTCAGCCCTGACCAAATCAAACAAGTTTTAGACTCACTTTAAGTCTCTTATAAAATCGTAAAACTCTTGTCTTGTTAAATCTGTTTTATCTAAAAATGCTCCTGACATTCTTGCAGTTTTCATAATACTATCATGCTTAACTCCACGGAGACCAGCACAAGTATGGTTAGCTGAAACTAAAACCGCAATACCTTTATTATCTTTACATACTTCATTCATATAATTATGAATTTGCATCGTTAAATTTTCTTGTACTTGAGGCCGTCTTGCAAACCATTCAACAATTCGATTAATTTTACTTAGTCCAATTACTTTTCCGTCTTTACCAGGAATGTAAGATACATGAGCTTGACCAATAAACGGTAAATGGTGATGTGAACAAAAAGAATTTACTTTAATATTACCTTGAAATACTAAACCATCATATTTATCCACATTATCGAATGCTGTAATCTTTGGTGGTAAATTAAAACAACCTTCAGCTAAGTCATTAACAAACGCCTTTGCTACTCGTCTTGGGGTATCTGAACTATTAGGATCATTTCTCCAATCAAAACCCAACGCGTCCATATATTTCTCATAAGCTGCCGCTGCTTTCTCAATAATTATTTCTTTCTCTTCTTCCGACCGTGGTAAGTTACCGTTTGCATACTGCAATAATTCACTCATGCAGTTATTATATAAGAAGCCGCTAAGTAATCAACAGTTGAATTTTTTTAGGCTTCAGTTATAATAGCTTTTATGTCTTTTAGCAGTACTAAGATTATTGAATTAGGTAGTTGTGCCTTTAGGCAGCCTGAAGCAAAGTCTCATTGTCGATTTATTCATGGATATCGTTTAGTCGGTAAATTCTGGTTTGGTGCGAAAGAGTTAGATGAAAATAATTGGGTTGTAGATTTTGGTGGTTTAAAAAATCTTAAGAAAATACTTCAGCTTCAATTTGATCATACTACTGTTATATCCTCAACTGACCCAGCAATAGCTAACTTTAAGTCTTTAAATGAGCATGGTATTATAGATTTGCGCATTATGAAAGGGGGGGTTGGTATTGAAAAATTTGCTGAGTTTTGTTATAAGACAGCAGATGAATATGTAAAAGAAAATACTAATAATAGATGTTGGTGTAAGAAAGTAGAATTATTTGAACATGAAAATAATTCTGCTATTTACGAAGGTATAGAAACAGAGGTTAGATTATTAAATGAGTAAAGGTAGCAAAAGACGTAAAGAAGATATATCAAAGATTGGTGATAACTGGGATGATATTGATTGGGGTAAACCTAAGAAGAAAGAGGTTGAACCTAAACCTAGAGATATAAAAGATTTATATTTAAATGACGAACAATTATAAAGAAGACCTTAAGGATAAAACAATATTATTATCTGACGATAAAGTATTTTATACTATTGAGGGTGAAGGAGAGTACGTAGGGTGGCCTTCAGTATTCATGAGATTATCAATGTGTAATCTAACATGTCAAGGTTTTGCTTCAGCTGACTCTCCTCATGGTTGTGATAGTTTTATTTCGTGGAGTGTAAAGAACAAGATGACTTTTGCAGAGCTAACTACATATCTTGAAGATGGTGGTTATAGAAAGGCTCTTGAGAATGGAGCAATTTGGAAAATTACTGGAGGTGAACCATTAGTACAGCAACCTAAATTACTTAGATTTTTAGAACATATAGAAGTAGAGTGGGGTACTGTACCTAGGATTGATTTTGAAACTAATGCAACAATTATGCCCAATGAGGAGTGGGTAAGAGTTGGTGCTACATTTACTACTTCTCCTAAGCTTAGTAATAATGGTGACCCTGAGGAACGAAGATATAAACCAGAGGTATTAAAATGGCATGTAACAAATAATTCTGGTTTTAAATTTGTAATTAGTAAGGAAGAAGACTTACAAGAAGTATTAACAAAATATGTAGATAGATTTGATATACCAAATGATAGAGTATGGTTAATGCCTTGTGCTGGTAGTAGAAAAGAGCATATTGAAAGAGCGAAAGAAATAGCTGAACTAGCTAAATCTTATCACTTTAAATTTAGCCCTAGATTACATCTATTATTATGGGACATGGCTTTAAAAGTATAATTTAATAAATAAAAAATATGAGGATTGCAATAAGTGGAACAGCTTGTCAAGGAAAAACTACTTTAATAAAAGATTTTTTAGGGCAGTGGCCTAATTATGTTACCCCTAAAAAAACATATAGAGATATTATTAAAGATAATAATCTTGACCACTCATCAAAAACAAATAAAAAGACTCAATGGGAAATTCTGAACTTTCAAATTGAAGAAACTCAAAAATATAGGTCAGGGGACAATGTAGTTTTTGATAGATGCCCTCTTGACAATTTAGTATATAGTATGTGGGCTGTTGAGCAGCCAGATAATGACATAGATGAAGCATTTATTAGTAAGTGTATACCATTAGTAAGAGAGAGTTTTAGAAATTTAGATATTATATTTTTTACTCCTATAACTAAAGTAGCTCCGGTACCGATGGAGGAAGATGATTTACGGGATACCAATCCTGAAATTGTAGAGTCTATAGATAATATTTTTAAAGCTGTACATAGAGATCATGAACATAATCCTAAGACTACATTTTTTGTTGTTGATGATAAACCACCTATTATTGAAGTATTTGGTAGTAGGACTGAACGAATAGAATTATTAAAACTATACATAGATGATGATGGAGATGCTGCAGCTCCAGGTAATATTCTTGACGAAGAAACTCTTGAAGAAATTAAAAAATTAGAAGAGGTATGGAAGGATGTTGATCCAGAGGAGCATTCTTACATTAAAAAGGAAATGGAACGAAAAGTAGCTGAAGATAAAAGGAAGAATAGATTAAATAATTAAATGCAAGAGTATGATAAATTATGTGAAAAATATATGATTAAAAGAGTTAGATCTTTTTACCCACGCAAATTTGATTTATCCCCTGAATTTATAGAAGCATTTAAGTTAGAATACTCTCGTTTAGTCGAGAGTGGTCAGAACAAACGAACTTTATTTGAAAGAATGCGCAAAGCATTAACATTTCATCTTTAATTTTTTATCGTTTGTAATACTTTTACAATATATTTTAATATTTCAGATCTAACAATCTCAAGTTCTGTAAATTTAAATACATTCATACCATGCTCTAAGGATTCCTCTGTATTAAACGCTTTAAATATTAAATTAAAACCAGATTTATTACCGATATCACTTTGTTGAGAGTCTCCAATGACTATATATTTTGAATTATGTCCAAATCTAGTTAAAATTGTTGTAAGTTCTTCTTTAGTTAAATTTTGTGACTCATCAATTAATACACATGCATTTTTAAATGTTAATCCTCTCGTATAATTAACGGGTACGCACTTTATAAAACTTTCTGACATTAAGTTATTAATCGTAGGTTTATCTAAGAGCTCGTTTAATTTCTCTAATAGAGGTAAACTCCATGGTAAGAATTTATCCTGAACTTCTCCAGGTAATGACCCCATGCTTTTAGATGCAGACTCAACAACACTTCTAATGTATACAATTTCTTCTATTTTATGAGTTCGGAGTAATTGAAGAGCTATATATACAGATAAGTAAGTTTTAGCTGAACCTGCAGGGCCATCTATTAAGGATAATTTACATGTATCCTTAAAACATACATCTAAGAAATTTTCATGTACTGGTGTTAAATTATATTTTTGTTGTATATTATAATCAAGAAATATATTTTTTTCTATACTATCAGTAATTTCAGTTTTACTAATTTTTGTCTTTTTACTAACTCTACGACTACTTACAGCAGTTTTTTTAGTTGAGTTAGAATTTGCGGAAACGCGTGTACGTTTAGCCATATCTTTAAGTATTTATTTGCTTTTTACTAGTTTACAATTATAATAATTACAGTGAATATACTTATAGGTTGCCTTAGTTATAAAGAATTTACCGGTTCGGAAATATATTTCTATGAACTCTCTACAGCTCTGCGTGATGCAGGACATAATGTATCTATATTCTCACCGTTCCAAGGCTCGAACTTAGTTGATAGAACTAATAACGTTACTTTTCTTGATAGAAATAGTCTAAAAGATAAAACTTTTGATTTAGTTTTATTTTCTCACGGTAGTGTAATTTGGGAATATTTAAATAGTGTCAAAGCGAATAAATTTATTAATATAATTCATTCTGAAGTCTTAGAATTAGAAAAACCTGTTAAAGATTCTAAGATCAATGCCTACGTAGGTATACGACCTACTATAGTTAATTATATAAAAACAATAGTACCAGAAGCTAACGTAGAATTAATATATAATCCGTTTGATTTAAAACGCTTTAATCCTATAAACTGCAAAAAGAAAAAAAATATTAAAGATAAAATAGTTTTATTCCCTGGTAGTTTAGATTATTTGCGATATAAACCGTTGAAATATTTGCTTGATTTATCTGAGAAGCAAAATTTTAAAGTAATGCATGTTGGTAGAAATGATTATAGTACTGCCCACCCTAACTTCGCCTCTTATGAACCTACATGGAGGGTAGAGAAGTATTACAAGCAGTGTGATATAGTATCAGGTATATTTTTAGGACGTACTTCTATTGAAGGACTTTTAAGCGGAAAAAAAGTTTTACAATTTGATGTAGACAACAAAGGTACAATACAGAAAGTATATTGGCATACAGAAGATAATTTAGAAAAGTTTGATAAAAATAACACCGTTAATAAATTATTACACTTAGTAACTACTAGTTAATAGAATATGAATAATAGATCTAAAAGAGTACAGCAAAATAATAAAATTAAAGATATAGCTGTAATACGTCCTGATATACATTATGATAATAGAGGGGAAAATGTAGAAACATTTTGCGCAAAATATTATAAATTGTTATTGAGTACTTATGAAGATTTTCGTGATAGACATAATGATAAAGGAAAAGAATTTATCGTAGATAGTTTTTCTTTTTCTCACAAAAATACCCTCCGTGGATTACATGGAGACGATAAAACATATAAACTAATACAATGCTTAAAAGGTTCAATATATGTAGTTATATTAGATCTTCGCAAAGACTCTCCTACATATAAACAACATGACAAATTTTATATTAATGATAAAAATAGATATCAAATATTAATACCACCTGGTTGTGTGAATGGTCATTTATGTTTATCTAATGAGTGTATTTTTCATTATAAATTAACTGAAGAATATGTTTCAATTCAAGAACAGATTTCTGTTAAATGGAATGATCCAGAATATAATATACCATGGCCAGTTAGTGAACCGAATTTAATATTTTCTGATAGAGATAGATAATGATAGCTGTTGTATCTGCTTTAAAAGGAGAGTACTCTACATCTAAAGTACCTGTTTTATATACTGGTATTGGTAAAGTTATAAGCGCGATTGCATTAACTAATTTTATTTGTAATAATCCAGATATTACTCATTATATAAATTTTGGAACAGCAGGTGGTATAAAATCAAATAAAGGAGAGTTAGTAGAGTGTACTAAATTTACTAACGGTGAGGTAGCTATTAATTATAACCCAAAAATACATGATGATAAAACAATTAATATTTCTGATAGAGGGGGCCATGTAGTTTGTTTTGATACATTTAAAACCAATATAGATACAGATCAAGAATGGGATTGTGTTGATATGGAATCTTATAGTCTAGCTTCTGTATGTAAATGGTTTAATAAAAAATTTAGCTGTTATAAGTATATTTCTGATAAGGTAGGAGAAGACTCTCAACTTGATACATGGGAAGAAAATCTAAACAACGGTTCTATTGCCTTTAACAATATTTTAAATAAATTTTTATAGTGGATATATTATTCGTACATCCTAATTCTTCTAAAAAAGTCTATCAAGATTTAAGTAAGGATTTTTCTGCAATTGAACCTCCTATATGGGCAGCAATGCTTGCGAAGTATGTTGCGGATCGAGGTTTTTCCGCTGATATTTTAGATTGTGAAGCTTTAAGAATAAGTAGCGAGCAGGCTGCCAATACTATTTTAGAATTAAAACCTAAAGTTGTTTGTTTAGTAGCATTTGGTCAGCAACCATCTGCATCGACTCAAAACATGGTAGGTATTATTGAAATAATGGACCTACTTAAAGATAGTGATATTATTAGAATATATACCGGTC